TATAGAGCTGACTGCCCCTGTCTACGCTTGAACTGCTTCCCGTTCGAGAAGGAATATTCAGTATACTCTTGATTCAAATCACCCTCAACCTGCTCAACTCTCGCTTTCCAATCTTCATCTTCGTACGTTGGTTGCTCGGCCATCAGCTGTCTCCGTAATATTCAGGCATCAAATCGTTTTGATTATACTCGATAACTGACTGAGAAAATGTGAGACCAAGCGCGTCACCTCCATCAGGAGAGAAGCCGTATTCTGATTTGATTTTCTCTTTAGCCTCCATCTGAATGCGATCATGTGAGTCGCGCTTGTACGGACTCGCACACAATTCCGACTGCAGCTCGTCATCATCCGGGATGTCCACAGGTAAATTATCATCATTCAGCCACTCAGCCATCTCCCCCCACATCTCCGCACGCTTATTCTTGTACAGCTCCGCATTCAATGGAGAAGACCCGAACGCCACTGCGCGAACATTAGTATAACCAAGCTCATGCAGCCTATCAACCAGCGCATCACCACCACCCGCATCAATGAACATCATTGTTGGGCGCTCTCCATCCAGCACCTTCTTACAGATTGCAACCTGCTTCCCCAGCTTGTCTACCGCGCTATCAACGTAATATTCGTAACCGTATGCCTTTCGCCCCCTTCTCCGAATCAGAGCAAACTTATCTCCGCCTCTCGACGGGTCCACACCAACAACCAGCGTATGACTCGGCCTCACTGTTGCTTTTCTGGCTCTCATCACCACTTTTGGCGAAATCAACCCAGCCTCTCCTGTCATCTGGAAAGCCTCAGATGCAGTCATTGGGTACTCTTGCTTGAATGAAGCGTCCCCGTCCGCACCTCCTGCAGATAGCTCGATGATTTTTGATCTTCTCCATACAAGCTGCCCCTCTGAAAGACCAAACATCTCTTGCAACTTCTCTTCATAAGCAGACCTATGAAAGTCTGCAGGTGCCTTTTTTACATATTCGTCCTGCCAGTACCAGGGAACGAATATCGCCATATACCCAGACCGACCCGACTCCGCAGCCTTCCATTGCTGGTGATAGAAGTTACCAACCCCGTTAGCTGTAGACTCCAGAAAAACCTCTGTATCCTCTTCATCCGGGATAGCCTGAAGAATACCCTTAGCGTGCTCGGATGCGTGCGGCCAAAACGCCACCTCAGACCCATGGAAAAGCTGAATTGTTGAAGATCGCCCAACACCTTTATTCCCTGCAGTCCCCACCTTATACCCTGAATCAAGCTTATCAAAAATCAGCTCCTTGCCATTGGCAGCTCCTGTGCTCGGCTTCAGTAACGGATTACTAAACTCGTGATACCGCTCCACCATATCAAACAGATTCTTTGTCGCTTCATCTTCATGAGTAAGAATAAATGCCCTGATCCCCTTCCTGTGCGAAACCCTCCAGTACATACGGCCTTCAACATACGTTGAGCACCCCTGCTGTCGCCCCTTCAGAATGATTGCCCGGACCCTGCCCGTTTCGCGCCTCTGCTGCTCCACTCTCTCATGAATGTATAGCTGCGCCTTGTTCAGCTCAAAAACCTTAGTTCCACCTTTTTTCGGACGAATCTTTAGGTTCTTGTCTGCATAATACGGAAAGTCGTCACGCATCCTTACCCTGATCTGACGCTCCCGGTCATCCATCCAACTGATCCAGCGCGTCTTCGTGACTCATTGCTACGTTATGATCGATTTCCTGCTTATCCTTCCATCCAAAGTTATTCTTCAGGTTAAAAATCGTCCCAGCAGGAGCCGTTCCCCCCAGTCTTTTCTCTAAAGCAATCTCAACTCTCTGCTTCGCTTTTTTTATTGTCGCAAGAAATTCTCCCTTCTGCTCGTAGTTCCTTAGAGCCTCGGTACTCATGTCCAGATGATAGGCCAACCCCGAAACAGTAGGTGCATGAACTTTGATCCCATCACCAACAATCATGAAAGAATCGTCACCCTGGAAGTATTCTTCGATCAGTGTCTCCAGCTCTTCAACGCTCGAATACTTTGGCGGCCTACCTACAGGACGTTTCTCTTTCGCTGCAACTCTCCTCTTAGGAGCTGCTTTCTTCCTGGGCGCTACCTTTTTCTTTGCGGCCTTCTTCTTCGCTGGAGCTTTCTTCTTGGCGACCATTAACTACCTCCGGCACATTCTAAAATCATATTTTTAGTAAAGATGCTTGCTGCGAGAACCAGACTTTAATCTGTCTCTTTGATTTCTAAAGTCATCCAACATGAATACTAGCCGTTGAATCACATGCTCGACCGTCATCAACGATGAGTCTTTCATTGCCCCCAACAATAACTCTTCAACACTAAATAGAATTGAATCTTCTCCGTACTGAAAATAAAACTCAACAGATAAATCCTTACTGTTCTTCAAGATTAGTCGCCCATCCCTCTTGACCCACTTACCAATACGCTTCAGGGCATACTCTTCAAACTCTTTCGTCTCCGTCCATTCATCAAACGCATCTTTTAGACTTGCTTTAACCTCATGAGAAATTGCTAGCTCAACCTGAGCGAGTGCTGCAAGCATCTCTTTACTGTTACACGTTATATCATGTTTTCCATACATATCTAAATCCTTCCGTTAATGTTTGAGCGCGTCAGCACCGCGAGATACCGCCAACATCTTCACAGTGCTTTCCACCATCACTTCCCTCACACTCTTGCATATCGTAACCGATTGGCTTCAATCAGATTACGGCATGGCGTGCATACGCTTTCACGTAAATTACTCGCCTCCTCACCGCAATCCATGCACTCTCCGGTATGCAGTTCAGGTAAATCCCTTCGCGCAGCTGCGATACTGCGCTCCAATTCTTTTTGCTGATCCTCAAGACTGCGATCTGTATCATCCGCCATCAAAAGTGCTCCTCTTTACTTTCTTCGTTTGTTCGCTTAATTGAAACGCACCCGATAATAACTGCACGGAAAAGCGACGGGCGATTATGATACCAATTCTCCAGCGTCTTCCTGCTTGTCTGCGAAATACTGGAGGCCTCTTGCAGACTGCGCACTCCTAAGCGCTTCGCCTCTCTCGCCGGAGTCGTTTCTTTGATCATGCTTGATTAAGCTTTGTATAATGTATCATTAAAGCGCATTATACCCCATTTTATTCTTGATTGGCAGTCTGAAACGGCCTTATCCATTCCTCAACACTATCTAATATCTCCACGGTAATCAGTCCACCCTTCACCACCTCCCCCCAGTCCGGCATCAACAGAGGTACAAAGCGACTATCGTCTACCCCTAACCCGTCAGCAATGCCATCCAAGTGCGCTTTAAGGGAGGCCATCACGTTATCCCTATCGCGCTTTCTGCGGTCAGGTGGGCAAGCTGTCACCCTCAAGTACAGCCTTCCATCTTCTGGGATAGAGTTTTTATGACTAATAGCAAGAAGCCGCCCCTCTTCCCTTGCCCTTTTCTTTAGCCCGGATATTGCCATCCTATGTTTCCGTGCATTAGGCGACAGGTCTTTGTGTGGCCAGGGTAAAGATATCGATATCACTCGCTTAACCTCCTGATTGTGTCTGCCAGCATATCCAGCTCCTCCATCTTGTAGATCCTCATCATTGTTTTATCACCATGCACTCCCTGCGGCCCTTGATGACAGTCAGGGCAAAGTGGAACAGTAAGATAGTTCGAGGCTCTCTGTGATACTCCCTGCCCAGCCCTTACATGATGAACTGTAACAGGACTATCACTACACAGAACACACGGCAACTGCGCTACACGCCCCATATATATCTTCTCTGCTTTTGTTGCTGTTTTCTTCACTCTCTACTCCGTATAGTATGCTGCACATCAACACATGCTCGCCATTTGATTGATTGCATTCTCCGCCTCTTCCTCGCTCTCGAAAGTCTGACTCAACACGTACTGCCAACAAAACGAGAAAGCCCTCTTGTAGAACTCGTTGAACCCATCTTGGCCCATTGACCTGAAATTGATCGAGCTAGGCATCTTCCGGGGTCCATCCGGTGTTGATACCAGGTGCGCATGGTCAATCTTCAGCTTCAGCCATACCAGAAGCCCCTCCATAGACTTTCCAGGCGCTTCAACTTTCTTCTTGCGTGATCGGTTGGTCTCGTTGAGAAAAGTCCTACACGCCTCGTTTAGAGCTCCTGAGCTGCCAGATTTCTCATCTAGCCACACAGCAAACCGCTTCAGCGTCTTTATCTCCTGATCCGTTACCAGATTACCGTTACCCTCCCAGTAGTCCATTGTGAGCTTAAGCAGCCCGCCAAAGAATAGTTTGTGGTGCTGTAGAGACCTGACAGAAACTTGTTTGGCCTCCACCTTGACCCCTTGCCCAACCTTCCAGCCAGCCAGCAATTCAGCATCAGCCTCTGTCGCCGGTCGCAAAGAGCCATCTTGGGCCTTTATGAGAACAATCTCTTTCATCCTCTCACCCACCTCCATTGCTATTGAGCAGACTTGTCGCGTCATCCGTCTTTGAGTCAATGAGTCTGAATTTTTTATCGATCATAATATTTCCTTTATTGCAGCGTCACGATTCTTTGATTGCCGAACTCCATCAAGCATAAACTCTGCCCCATCAGCATCTTTTTCTAGCCTCTTAACCGTGTCCGAAAAAATAGTTTTGCCATAAGAATCAAGATACTCAATAACTTTCACGACTTCTCGATGCCTTTCACACAATCTACAGCTACATCTATTACCCATCGCCCACCTCCTGTCTGACCTCCGCACTCTCGTCCGGCCTCCACATATTGCGATACTGCTCCTCCATAAATAAATCTCAATCCGTTGTTTTTGCTTGGTTCACTGTTTACTTATGCGGCATACATGCCGCATAAATCTAGTTATATTGCTTGAGTTATCAAACTGTGACCGTGTGGTTTAAAAATAATAATAGCACAAGGGAACGGAGCTTTATTATTCGCCCCTTTGAAAGTCAGTCTCTTACTCAATAGTCGGACTTCTCCTTTCATTGCGTAGTTATGCCACCACCTAGTGTCAGTTCTTGCAGGAACAAGACAACAAACAAGGGCACCTGCCTTGCTGCTGTTCAATGCCTTCTCCATCCACTTTTCAATCCCACGACCATAAGGTGGGTTCATAAAGATTGACCCCTCCCATTCCTTAGTCAATCCGTCCTCGGCTTTAGTAAAGAATGATTTGCATTTTGCATTCACCCCGTCGGAACATGGGTCAAGGTTAAAATTAAATTCATTATCTAAAGCCTTGAAAAGAAAATCAGGCGTTTCCCAATCTTTCTTTTCGCTTGAATACATCGAATCATTCAACATTCTCATCTCCAAAAAAGCGCCATATAACAAGGCGTTCAACCAGACCTCAAGCACGCGCTATTTCTTGGCTTCGTTCTGGTTTTTTATTTATCTTATG